AAATGAATTAAACACGCCAAAATCAAAGTAGAAAAACATATCTTTATATAGCGATAAAATTACCACCAAATATTAATCTTAAAATATCTTATAAAACTTATTTACATATATACAGTAATAATATAATAAATAGTCTTAAAATTATAGAGGAGTATTTATGTTTAGAGAATTTATTCACAAAGATTTAGTTACTGAAAAAATGTTAAAAGATTTAAATTGTATTCACACTGATCCAAAAACTTATATTGATTATTGTTTAGAAAATGGGAGTTATTCATCGGAAAATAAAGACGAAGTTGTAATAATAGAAGTGGACTCATTAAGTGTGTTTAAAGAATTAAAATCTAAAATTAATAAAGCATAAACTAGGTATTAGAATGAAACAATGTAGGTATTGTGGTCAAGATAAAAATATATCTGAATTTAATATGAGTCGTTTACTTAAAGATGGCCTTCGCCCTTATTGCAGGCCATGTAATGCAATCTTAGCAAGGAACTATAGAGCAACTGGTTCTACTATTAAAAACAGATATGAAATGCAGACAACAGAAATATTAATAGGTTTTTATAATGAGATAATAAGCGTTTTAAATAAACGTGGTTATAAAATTAAAACAATTAAGGAGAAGAAAGATGGAGCTGGAAATTATAAATAAACTATTTTTAGAGTTATCACATATAACAACAGCTAAAACATTTAAAGATTTGGCTAATGAGGTAAAAATAAAAATGTTAACAGATATTGTTTATTATTTATGCACCCATGATCTTGATACCGTAGGGTATGCAAGGGCGACTGAATTGGGAATAAAATATTTAGAAGAAGAAAATATTATTTAAAAAAATAAACCAACTAAGGAGAAGAAAGATGGAATTAAGTATTGAAATGTTATATGAGAAAACAGGTTTATCAAAAGCAGAAATCGCTAGAAGGTTAGGAATTACACCAAGCACAGTCTATGGTTGGTATGCTAAGAGTGGTGGTGTTAAAAGTACGCACTTAGAAAAGGCAATGAAACTTTATAACGACCCTAATTTTAGGGTTACTAAAGAAGTAAAGTCAGTGGAAGTTAAAGTTACACCAAAAGTAGAAAGACCAGTTACATTTACTCAAATGCAACTACCTAAAAATAGTAAATTTCTAGTGATTATAACTGATAACATCGAACACGTTAGGGAGTTAATGAGGTGATACAGGTTAAACACAAAGTTACAGATAGAATATTATTAGAAGTTGAAAGTTTAAGTGATGCGGATTTAAGTGGTGCGGATTTAAGTGATGCGGATTTGAGAAGTGCGAATTTAAGATATGCGGGGTTAAGAGATGCGGGGTTAAGAAATGCGGATTTAAGAAATGCGGATTTGAGAGATGCGGATTTAAGAGATGCGAATTTAAGAAATGCGGATTTGAGAGATGCGGATTTAAGAAATGCGGATTTGAGAGATGCGGATTTGAGAGATGCGGATTTAAGAAATGCGAATTTAGATTTTTCTTGCTTCCCTTTATGGTGCGGCGGAATTAACTGGATAGTAGACGAAAAACTTCCACGCATGTTAGCTGCTTTTATCTGTTCGATGAAATGCGAGAATGAGGAAATAAAAGAAATGCAGAAAATGTTATTGCCTTACGCACATAAGAGTCATAGATCAGAAGAAATTTTAGGGGAAGAAAAATGAATTATTCAAGTTTGATACCAATACCACAAGCAAAAATTAGTAATAAAGTATTTTACACGAAAGACGTAAATATGCTTTTTAGTTTCAAGTCACTGGCAACGATAGCAGAAAAACATTTAGGAGCTACTTTGGATTATGGTGATATTTGTGTTTTCGATAATAAGAATATGACAAAAAGAAAAGCCCTTATGAAAACTAGAAATGGTTACATAATTATTTATTCCATGATGTTTGATGCTAAGGAACGTGTAATACCTTTAAGTAAAGAGAGTGACCAAGTAATTGATTTGCAAAACAGGAAGGTGTTTAAATGACTATTTTAAAAATACAAATACAAATACAGATAATTCTCACCATACTATTAGGCATTGTTTCGCAAATGGGAAAAACAGGCAATACAGACGATGAAAGAATGTCTGATGTTTTGTTGGATTTAATAAAGAAAGCACAAAATAAAATGTAGTAGAAAGAAGAATAAGGAATAATAAAATGAAATTCTTTAAAAGCTTAACAACAACAATAATAAAAGGAGAATAAAATGCAAGAAAAAATTCAAACAATTACAATTAACAATGTCGAGTATGTCAGGAAAGATCAATTACAAGATAAAAAAGCAGAGCAATTAAATGGGCTTGATTATGTAATAGTTCGGACATATTCGGCAGGTGTGCATGCAGGTTATTTAAAAAGAAGGGAAGGCAAAGAAGTTGAGCTATTAAAAGCTAGGCGTTTTTATCAGTGGTATGGTTCAAGCACCTTAAGCCAGTTTGCACAGTCAGGCACGAGTCAGCCCGAAAAGTGTAAATTTCCAGAAGAAGTAGATAGACTTATTTTAACTGAGGCCATTGAAATTTTAGATGTTACTGAAAAAGCGAAAAAAACAATAGACAAGGTAGCAATATGGAAAAGTTAAATTTTGGTCTTGGTTCTGGCTCTGGTTTTGGTTTTGGTTCTGGCTCTGGTTCTGGCTCTGGTTTTGGTTCTGGCTCTGGCTCTGGCTCTGGTTTTGGTTCTGGTTTTGGTTCTGGCTCTGGCTCTGGCTCTGGCGATGGTTTTGGCTCTGGTTCTGGTTTTGGTTTTGGTTCTGGTTTTGGTGATGGTTCTGGCGATGGTTCTGGCTCTGGTTCTGGTTTTGGTTAGTAAAGTAAGGGAGTATTATGAAATTTTTAAAAAAGATAGGTGATAAACTAGATGATCTTTCCAGTGACCTTTATTATTTAGGCGATATTTTAGACATTAATGAGTGGAAGGACTTATCAAAGAAAATAAAAAAAGATATTGAAAGCAAATTTGATTCAAAACTAGAACACTTTAGAAGAAATTTATTATTAGAAATAAAAGACATGCTTAATAAAGAGTTCAAAAAACAGAAGGAAGTTAAATGAAAACAAAAGAACCTAGAGAAGTACAGAAATATCCTGAACTATGGATGCATTCTAGTACTGAGTTACATTTACATTATCCAGATGGGACTTACGAATATTATAGTTTTTTTAGCGGCCAATGGATTATTGCATGGCTAGTACCAAGACATATTAAAATGAGACATAGAATTAGTGCAAATAATTTAACAGGGTATGGATGGATATTCTTAGAGGAAATTAAATGAAAACAAAATTTAAAAAGAGTGAAAGGGTGGTCTTATGAGTGGCAATATTATTAAAATTAAAGGAAGAAAGGAATAATAAATGAAAACAAAAAATAGAAATATATTAATTTTAGCGATTTTAATTTACTCAACTTGTGGGTATGGTTTGTATTTATCTGATGACAAATTTTTAAAATTCTATTGCGTACTAGTTGCAAATATAACATTTTGCTTTTCTATTACTGCTGCAGGAGGGTTCGACAATGAAAACAAAAATTAAAGATTTGAAAGTTATCTACTTTTTTGGAAAGATGGAGACATTACTATTAGTTCTTATGACTTGGAGTTTTGTGAAATAATTAAAAAAGAAAAAATCGTTCGTGAATTTGAAGTGGAGTGTGAAGAATGACTATGACACTAGATCAATTTAAAGAAATGCAAAAAAATATAGAAAAAGAAGATTATCACGCAAATTGGAAAGTAGCATATTCACCTTATTTAGATCAAATAAAATTGTGTGATTGGCGAATGAGAGAAATACACCCGTTTAACGATAGAGGTACGTATTTTACAAGGCATAGAATTTTATCTAGTGATTTTGTGGTTATAGGTGATTTAAAAAGCGAGTGTGAAAATGAGTAACACTAAGACTGACTATAAAGAAATTACTTTTTATGCAATTAATAATGTTAATGAGTGTAGTCTTTTTTCGCAAGCGCAATACGATAAAAGATATGACCACTATACTAGCCATATTGTTATTAAGTTACCTTTAGGTGAAATATCTAGCTTGAAAGATCAATTATTCCCTGAACATAAAAGAATGAATGAGTTAATTGAAAATGAATTTAGGTATAGAAAAGAAATCTCTCAAATCAAAGAAGAGAATGAGAAGTTAAAAAACCAACTTGAGAGTGCGAAAGATGAGTGAAATTTATACAGCACAAGAATTAAAAGATAGATTATTAAGTAACGATAATAGAGCTACAGCAAAACCATATTTGCTTTTATTGCAGGAAAAAAGAACTTATATCGCACATGATGAATATGATTGTGGGGGCGTTGAGGATAAATTTGTTGAGCATTATACAGGTGATTATCACACAACCGACACAAAAAAAGAAATGATAAATTTTTTCATTGATAATGGTTATGAATTAACGAGCAAAATACTTAAAAACATAAAGGCATATAGAGAAGGTTATTATTGGGAAACTGAAAATGTATTTCTTACTGATAAAGGCTATGAAGACCATAAGAAAGTAAATGGGCACAACTTAAGAAAGCATAGAACTTATGGTATCCACGCTTTTAGGAATAAAGAAATTAGAAGTTTATTTAATTTGATTGATGAAAATATAAAACTACAAGAAGAAAATGAGAAGTTGAAAAAAGAACAATCAAAATTAACATGGGTCACATGTATTAATTGTACAGCAAGAGACACATGTAAATATGCTTTTGATAATTATAATACTAACGGTGATTGTTTGGCAGAAAAATAAAAAAACGAGTGTGAAGATGAGTGAAATACAAATACAGGCTAGAATTTGTAATATCTGCGAAGACGACCATAATTTATTGAGTGAATGTAATCAAGTTGATCTTTTTTACAAAATAAATGCACAAAGCTCTCAAATTTCTCAACTCAAAGAAGAAAATGAGAAGCTAAAAACCCAGATAAAAGAAATAAAGCAATATATTCCTAAAGTTGGCGAACCTGCTAATTATGTTTCTATTGCTGCTTATGAAAAAGTAAAAAACCAACTTGAGAGCGCGAGAATGACAATTTCAAAAATAAGCAGTTCATTAGATCATGTAATTTTAGGTGAAGGTTTATTAAAATTCGTTAAAAAGCATGCGGATAATTGGCTTAAAGAAAATCCAAGGGGTGAAAAATGAATATTTGTAAAATGTGTAAACATTATGATTTTGTCAAATGGGCACACAAGCAAAAAGGTTGCAAAAAAGCTGTAACAAGAGATGGTTCAGATGGTTATGGCCCTTTTTACAGTCATGCCAAATGCATTCATGATGAACGTAAAAGCGAATTGTCAGACCTTTTTGAATTAAGTTCCGAGGTGGAAATAAGTCAAGATAAAGATGTTATTGAATTTCAAAGAGATAAAATTTACAAACTTGAATGTGAAGTAAGAAACTTAATGGAGAATATGTCCTTACTGGCAAAAAACCAAGTGGTGAAAAAATGAGTAATATTTTTTATGCCGCCAGATTAATAGAAAACAAGGATTGCCCCAATAGAAATATAATTAAAAGCGAACTAGGAGAAGCTGTATTTTTAGGTATTAATGCAATTCTTATTTCAATGGCTGTTGTGTATACCATTACCAGAATTATATATTGGTGGGATTACGAAAGAAAATAAGTAAAATTACGTAATATTTATGTAACCTTTATGTAAATTAATTAAGGAATAAAATGATTAAAGGTTGGTACTATCACCCAAATTGTTATTTAAAAATTCAAGTAATTAAGTGTTACGGTGAATTTAGTGGTAGGTATAAAGTCAAAGCCTTTTATTGGAATAAAAATAAAACTATCAAATATGAACAATTAAAAGAGATAAGCACAGATAACTGCTTAATAAAGGAATAGTATGAGCGATCACTACGAAATGAAAATAAGTGAACTTGAAGAAGAAATAAAAAAATTAAATAATGAGTTAGCTTTTTTGGACTTTTTAGAAAGTTATGGCGTTGATAATTGGGAGGGCTACGGGGAAGCATTTGCTGAATATAAAAAATGGTTAACAAATGCCGACCTTTAAAAGAAAATTACATTGCATTAAATGCAAAGAAACAAAATCGACAAATGAGTTCCCAGTTGATTTAAAAAATATATGCAGAAAATGTAAATGGGTTTTTAAGTTGAATTACAAGATTGTAAACACTTACGAGGTTTTAAATGCCAAAAATAGAAGTTATAAATAAAGTCAAAAAGTTGACACCTTTTAAGTAATCAGACTATCCTTTAGTAAGTCAACGACTAAAGGCACATCAATGAAAGCTAACGGCTTCTTAACAAACGAAATAAAATGAAATTTAATTGCGCATATAGTGGTCTTATAGACATTCATAAGGTTGTTCCTAATCCTAAGAACCCTAATAAACATAGTGATGAACAAATATTAAGACTATCTGAAATAATTGACTATCAAGGTCAAAGATCACCTATTGTTATTTCCAAAAGAACTGGCTTTGTAACAAAGGGCCATGGAAGATTGTGCGCTATGCAGAAATTAAATTGGCAACAGGTGGCAGTTGATTATCAAGAATATGAAGATGAGGCACAGGAATATGCTGATATAGTCGCGGATAATGCAATCGCTGAATGGTCACAGTTAGATATTGGTCAAATTAATCAGGACTTTTTAGATTTAGGGCCTGAATTAGATATTGAAATGTTGGGCAGTAATGGTTATAAGATTGCGGAAATTATTGATGTTGTCGAGGCGCTTTTGTCCGAGCAAGCAAAGGATAAATATTCCGTTTTTAAAAGAGACGCATTGAAGAGTTTAAAAGAGGCTTCTTTTTCTTTGTATCTTGAAGAATTGGACGCAAAGAAAATAAAAGAAGGTTTAAGTAAAAATTAAATAATGTTTAATAAAAAAATAAGGGAGTAATTAAAATGACAATGGAATCAATCACATATTTGAAAGAAGTTAATGGAAAGCCAATTTGTGTTATGGACGAATTGAGAGAAAAGTATCCTGAGAAATTTAATGAATCGGGGGCTATGGATTATAAATGGTTTGAGTCAGAGATCAGGCCTAATTTTAATATTTTTGTTAGAAAAGACGTTGAGTCTCTTTCTTTTAATATGCTTACTAAGCCAGCCAGCGAGGGCGGCGACTTAAATAGATGTCAGTTCACTGATCTTATAACTGTTGCTTTAGGGCAATTAAAATATTTCAATGATAAATTCCCATGTAGGGAAAATTCTATAACAATCACTAAGCTGGAAGAAGCTCTGATGTGGCAAGAAAAGAGAACTAAAGACCGCTTAGTCAGAGGGGTTGAAGGTTTAAATAAAAATTAAATTTAGGAGGTACAATTATGTACAACGAAAACGAAGGAGAGGAAAATGGTACGGCATGGAATTAGACGAGCATTACTGCGACGTAATTATAAACCGCTGGCAAAAGTTTACAGGCAAAGAAGCTGTTTTAGAATCAACGGGTCAAAAATATAACGAGTTATTAAACGGTGATTTATGACAAATAATATTGGTAGACCAAAAAAAGAGTTAGATTGGAAGCTTATAGATAGCATTTTACAGTTTGGTGCAAGGTTAATTGATTGCTCTGAAATGTGTGAAATGTCAGACGATTCAATTCAAAAAAGAATTAGAGAAGAATATAATTGCACGTTCTCAGAATATAGAGATAGAAAAATGTCTAAGATGAGAATGAAGTTGTTACAAAAACAATATGACGTAGCAATGCAGGGGAATGTGGCTTTGTTAATCTGGCTTGGTAAGCAGCATTTAGGTCAACAGGATAAGCAAGAAGTTACTAGTTTTGTAAATGAAATAAAAATTAAAAAAGAAGATGAAAATCTTTGATTCAAGAATTTAAAAAAACACCAAAGCAAATAAAGGCAACGCAGTTACTAGCTGGTATTGCTAAATATATAATGCTTTACGGTGGTTCAAGATCGGGCAAGACCTTTATATTAATTTATGCAATCATAATTAGAGCATCTAAGGTTAAATCAAGACACTGTATATTAAGATTAAAATTCAATGCTGTTAAAAAATCTATCTGGTTAGATACACTTCCAAAAGTTATGCTGTTATGCTTTCCCGATCTACAGTGCAAATGGAATAGTCAGGACTTCTATATAAAGCTTTCTAATGGTTCAGAAATATGGATAGGCGGTCTAGATAATGAAAAGCAAATGGAGAAAATTCTAGGTAACGAATATTCAACTTTATATTTCAATGAAAGTTCTCAAATATCTTATGCAGGTATTGAAATGGGAATGACAAGACTAGCAGAAAAAAACGATTTAATTAAAAAAGCATATTTTGATGAAAATCCACCTGTTAAAAGACATTGGAGTTACCAGTTGTTTATTAGAGGGATTAATCCAAAAACTGGTTTGGCCGTAAAGAAAGAAAGATACGCCAGCTTATTAATGAACCCAGAAGATAATAAAGAAAATATTGATGAAGGGTATTTTGAAATATTAGAAGGTTTGTCACCAGATGAAAGGGCAAGGTTTGAATTTGGTGAATTTATAGATGCAGCAGATGGTCAAGTATATTACACATTCGATCAAGAATTAAACGTTCAAGAATGCAAACAGGAAAATGGAACTGTTTTTGTCGGTTTAGATTTTAACGTTGATCCTTTTTGTGGTGTTCTTGTTCAGTTTTTTGATAATAAGATTTATGTTTTCGATGAATATTTTGAAAGAAATTCAGATACACCATCAGCTTGCTTTAATTTAATTAAACGTGGTTACGGTGGTGCACACATAATTCCAGATTCAACCGCCAAGAATAGGAAAACATCTGGTCAATCTGATTTAACAATGTTGAGAAATGAAGGATTTACAGTTAAACCAACTAGAAACCCATACGTTTTTGACAGAGTCAATAATATGAATAGACTATTAAGTAAAGGGCGCATTATAATTTCACCTAAATGCAAAAAACTTATTAATGATTTAGAGAAAGTAACATGGAAAGGTTCAGATTTAGATCAAAAAACAGACCCATTGCTAACACATATTTCAGATGCTCTTGGTTATGTTGCTTGGTGGAGATACCCAATAGTTGATAATGCACCTTTTACAATGACAACTCAAGGAAGATAAATGGACTTATTGAACAAGGATAACAGAGTTAAACTAATTAATGAACTTGAAACAGACGAAAATAAAGGTCGCAAAAGAAGATCATTAAAAGAATATAGAATCTTTCAAAACAAAATACGCCAATACGTTTATGAAAAACTTGAAAGTGAGTTTGATGTAAACACAGTTAAAGAAATGCCTATAGTTGACTCTATTAATATCTCAAGAAGGGTTGTTAAGCAGCAAGCAACTATTTACCAAGATGCGCCTAAAAGAGTTTTTACAAACCTAACACCAGCGCAAGAAGATACTGTTAAATTAATTTATAAAGATATGTTGGCAAATCAAAAGCTATTAAAAGCTAATGAATTGTATAAACTTCAAGGACAAAACTTAGTTCAAGTATTGCCATTTGAAGGTAAGTTGCAAATGAGAGTGTTTAAACAACATGAGTATGATGCTTTACCTGATCCATCATTCCCTGAAAGAGCATGGGCATATTTAATAAGCACGTTTGATCGATCTAATTTAATTAATACTTATTCAGATTCTTCACCTACAGGCAACAATGGTGTTTCGCAAACAAGTACACCTACAATGCCAGATGGTGTTAATCAAAACATAGCAGACCAAGATGATTGGAAGTCTTCAATGAGGAAATACAATCTTTGGTCAAAGAAAATTAATGAAGTTCGACCGTTGAATTATGTAATGAATGGTCAAGGAAAGGTTTTAACAAATACAGAAGATATAGACAATCCTTTGGGTGACAACCTTCCTTTTATAGATATAGCGCAGGATAAAGATTGGACTTATTATGTTTCGTACGAAAATGCAGACACAGATTTTACAGTTGATTGGAACGCTTTATGGTCTGATATAAGATACATCACTCGCATGCAGGGTTGGTCACAAGCTGTTCTTAGTGGTGAACCTGATTTAATGGTTCAATCAATTAGAATAGGGCCATCAAGAATATTAAAGATTCCACAAAAACCTAATTCGGATGTTGAAACTAAATTCCAATTTGTTTCACCTTCTCCTGACTTAATGGGCACACTTGAAGTTGCAAAAACACAGTTAGCTAATTATCTTTCCTCTAAAGGTTTGGATACTTCTGTAATTGCCAATGGTGAAAACACCAACACTTATAATTCTGGTATAGAAAGATTATTAGCATTAATAGAAAAGTTTGAAGTTACAAAAGATGATTTTAACTTATTCCATAATGTTGAATCACAATTATATAAGTTAATAAAGTTATGGCATAACACTTTGAGAGATACAGACCAATTAGATGATAAATATAAAACTGCTGAACTACCTGACGAATCAGAAGTTATGGTTGAGTTCTCACGCCCTGAAATGGTTAAAACAGATGCAGAAAAACTAGATGTATTTTCAAGAGAAGAAGAATTAGGTTTAACATCTGCGATTATGTATATCATGGAAGAAAAATCAATGGACGAAGAAGAAGCTGTTGAGTTTCTTGAAAGGGTTATGAGTCATAAACAATTAGTGAAACCTAAAGTCGATGTGACTAAATTTCCAGTTAATGATTTTGTAGAACCTGAAACTTTAGAAATGGATTTAGAAGAATAATTAAACAAGGTTGTTTAATGCCTATTTCACTAGATGAGATGTCATATACTCTTGAATTGGATACAACTGGTGTACCAGCTGATGATAAAGAACAAGCGTTAGAAACTGCTGGTCAAGTAATATTAAATAGAGTCACTGAATATCTAAATGGTCAAAACTCACCAGTTTCAGGTGGTAGTTATAAGAAAGGTTTATCTAAGGATTACAAAAAACATAAAGTTGCTAACGGTGGTAAGGGTATTGCTGATCTTCAGTTCACAGATGCAATGTTAAACAACCTTCAGATAGATACCACTAGATCAAGTATAACATTTGAACTCACAGAAGAATTACAAATCAAGAAAGGTTACAATCATAACGTAGGTGATACTTTACCTCAAAGAGAATGGCTACCTGATGATTCTTCTGGTGGAAAATTTAAGAAAAGAATATTAGACGAAGCCAAAGAAGCTATAAACCAATTTAAAAGATCAAGTAGCACTAGGTTCACTGTTGAAGAAACAGATGCACTAAGGCAATTCTTGGAAGGTTTATAATGGCCAAGGTAAAAATAAAAGGACTTCTAAAACTGGAAGCAAGCCTAAGAAGAAAGTTCCAAAAATTCTTAGATGAAACAAAAGTTATAGGTGACGAATTACTAGATGACTTAAAAGATGAAATCAAAGACGGAACTTCACCTGCAACTGGCAAACCTTTTAAAGCATTAGCAAAATCGACTATTGATAAAAGAAGAAAGATGGCAAAGTACAACAGTACAGATTCTAGTTTTTCACCTACAAAATCAGCACTAACCTTTTCAGGCCAGTTAGTTGATTCAATAAAATCTAATGTTAAAATCTTAGCAAAATCAGTAAATATAACAATTGAAGCAACTGGTAAAAGAAAGCCTTATAAAAATAAAGATGGTTCAAACACTAAGGGTTCTGCGAAAGTTGGAAACAAGAAACTTGCAGAGATACATTCTAAAGGTAATGCTAGTTTACCTAAAAGAGATATTGTTAATATTTCAAGAAACAGAACAGATAAAATAGTTAAAAGAATAAAAGAAGCGTTATTGAAATCAATCAAGTGACGCTTGACACTAACAATAAGGAGCTATTAGAATGGAACAAACACAGGTCAACGACCAAACAGAAGTAGTCAACGACAAATCTGACAACGAACAAGTTGTAAATCCAGAAGGTGTACTAGCTAAAAATAGAGAGTTGCTTGCAGCTCAAAAAAAGCTAAAGGACGAATTGGATCAAGTTAGAAGCCAGATTACTTTGCAAGAACAAGATAAATTAGCAGCGCAAGGTAAGAAGGACGAATTAATTGAGTCACTTCGTAAAAGCCTTAAAGATGAACAGGAAGGCAGAAAAGCAGAACGAAATACTTATGCTTATTCTGTTATTTCAGCAAGAGTAAAAGAGGAAGCCGCTAAACAAGGTTGTGTAAACGGTGATGCTTTTATTAAGCTACTTGAGAAAGATGATTTTAATTCTTTAGAAATCGGGGATAATTACAACGTAAATTCAGAAGATTTAAAAAGGTTAATTGAAGCTAAAAAGAACAATTTGAATTTTTTATTTAGAAAAACAGTTCCACCTACTAGCGATTTACCGCCTAACTACGTGGACGATTTAAACGATAAACCTAAAGACTTTTCTAAAATGTCTGTAAAAGAATTAGAAAGTATGATTGTGCAAATGGACGCGCAAGAGAAAGGTTTAAAATAACGGAGTATTAAAATGGCCCAAACTTTACCAAACACAAAAAACAATTTGATTATTTCACTCGTACAAAGAGAACTTCAAGCATCAATGAAGATTCTTCCTTTCTTAACAGACTATTCTGCATTTGCAGCTAAAGGTGTTAAGACTGTTTCAGTTCCAAGGCTTTCAAGTTTCACTGCTGCCAACAGAGCATTTGGTGCAGCTTTTGGTGAATCAACTT